ATACAAGAGAAGAATACAAAGAAGGACAAGTAAAACAATTTAATAATAAAAGAGCAGAAGAAATATTAAAAGCTAGAAGAAATAATGGAGAGCCATATGCAGTTGAAGTAATAGAAAAGAAAGAAACAGCAACAAAGAAAGTAGAAAAAGAAAATGCAATGAAGGAATAGTTATGACAGAAAGAGATAATCCATTAATTGCAAAGAAATACAAAAGTAAAAGATGGCAGAAGTTAAGAAGGCAGAAATTAATATTAAATCCTATGTGTGAAAGATGTGAGAAGAAAGAAATATATGTTCCTGCCTATTTTGTACATCATAAAGAATATATAACTGAACAAAATTACGAAGATGATAATATATTCTTCAATATAAACAATCTAGAAAGCTTATGCAAACAATGTCACAACACTGAACATTTTGCAGACAAAGTAGAGTACAAGTTTGATGAAAACGGAGATTTAATAAAGAATGAATATTGAACAAAGAGCAATAGATGACGAAGTATATACTATAACTATATTGAAAAGCCTAACAGATAAAGACAGAATAGATTTAGAAGAAGGTATAAAATCATTACAAAAACACAAGGATTGTAGTAGAATACATTCTTCTAAGTTTATTATTGTTAATACTCACAAGACCAAAGAAGAGATAGAAGAAATAAATAATCAAGATAAGATTCAAGATTTGTTTAGAGTGTACAAAGAGAATAATAGTCAGAAGTATTATATAAATGATAAGACATAAATAGATGAGTTAAGCAACTTAAAGCTTACAGATAAAAATAAAAAAGAAATAAATAAGAAAATTAATTTAATAAATGATTCTATCAAAGAATTAGAAGAATATAGGAAGAAAGTGGAAACAATTATAGCAAAATAGCCCCCCATAACCTTACAAAATCAATGCTTATGGGAGAACGGTGGGTGGGCATTCGAAAAATACACAAGTTCTTTCACGTGAGGGGTGTGGTAGATGAATGAAGACGATGCAGTAAAAAAAGCACTCGAAGATGCTCAAAAGGAAGAAATATCAGAAGAGCAAAAAGAACAAATAAAGAAGGAAATAAACAAAGAAAAGAATAGATTAAAGAAATTATACAAAGATTTGCCAGAAAAACAAAAGAAGCTGGCAGAAAAAATTATAGAGAATGCAGCCTTTATAGCTGTTCAGTTAAAATTGATGCAAGAGGATATAAAAGAAAATGGTATTAAAGAGTTCTATATGAACGGAAAAGGACAATTTGGATATAAAGAAAGCGTAGCGTCTAAGACATATAATGTAAGCATAAAAAACTATATGAACATTATAAAACAACTAAATGATATGTTACCAGAAGAAAAACAAATTAGTGAGGATGATGAATTTGATAGATTCAATGGTTTAGCATGATTACATATATAGAAGAATATTATCAATTTTTATTAAAAAATCCAGTTAAAGCTTCTAACAAAGTTTTAGCAGTATATAAGAAACTTGTACAAGATTTACACAATCCTAAACAAGTTTCTTTTTTTAATGAAATAACAGAGGAAGAAGAAACTCATACTTATATATTTGATATTAATAAAGCTAATAGGCCAATTAATTTTATTGAAAAATTCTGTAAACATTCTAAAGGTAAATGGGCTGGAAAGCCTGTTATATTAGAATTGTGGCAAAAAGCATTTATTCAAGCGTTATTTGGATTTGTAGATAAAGAAACAGGTCTAAGAAAGTACAAAAAAGGAATTTTATTTGTAGGAAGAAAAAATGGAAAATCTACTATAGACGCAGGATTAGGAACTTATATGCTTACTTCTGCTGGAGAAGGTGGAGCAGAAATATATTCTGTAGCTACCAAGAAAGACCAAGCAAAAGTTGTTTGGGAAGAAGCTAAAAGAATGATAAAGAAAAGCCCAGTACTAGCCAAAAGAGTAAGAACACTAGTAAATGGGCTTTTTTATGATAAAACAGAAAGTTTCTTCAAAGCATTAGCAAGTGATTCTAATTCTTTAGATGGTTTAAATGCATTTTTTGTAATTGGCGATGAAATTCACGCTTGGAAAGATAAAAATCTACTAGATGTTATGTATGACTCAATGTCTGCAAGAGAAGAACCATTATTTTTGGAAACTTCTACAATGGGACAAATCAGAGAAAGTGTTTTTGATAATGAATATGAGTATTGTACAGAAGTTATAAATGGGTATGAAGGAAAAAGCGACATCGTAGATGAAACAATATTGCCAGTTATATATGAATTGAATAATCCAAACGATTGGCAAAACGAGCTAGCTTGGTATCAAGCAAATCCTGGGCTTGGCACAATTAAGAATATTAAAGATTTACGAGATAAAGTAAATAGAGCTAAGAATAATCCTAGTGAATTAACAAACTTGTTATGTAAAGATTTTAATATTAGACAAAATGACCAAGATAAATGGATAACATTCGATATTGCAAATAATGAAGAAACTTACAAAATAGAAGAATTATTCGATACTTATGCAATTGGAGGAGTTGACCTTTCTAGTACTACAGATTTAACTTGTGCAACATTATTAATTATAAAACATAATAAGAAATATGTAATACAACAGTACTTTATTCCAAGTGAACGCTTAGAATTTAAAGTAAAAGACGACAAGATTCCATATGATAAATGGGAAAAAAGAGGGCTAGTAACAATATGTGAAGGCGCAAAAGTAAACTATACAAATGTAACACAATGGTTTTTAAAAATGAATGAGGACTATCAAATTTCAGCAATGTGGATAGGATATGATCCTTGGAATACACAATATTGGGTTGAAGAAATGAAAAATTATGGATTCGAAATGGTAGAAGTAAGGCAAGGAGCAAAAACGATGAGTAACCCTATGAAACAGCTTGAAGCTGATTTAATAGAAAAGAAAGTAAATTATAATAATAATCCAATATTAAAATGGTGTTTATGTAATACAGCTGTTAAAAGAGATGAGAATGACAATATTCGACCAGTAAAAGGACAAAAACAAAGACAAAGAATAGATGGAACAGTAAGTTTAATTATAGCTTATTGTGTTTTATATGAAAAAATGAATGACTATCTAGTGCTACAGGAGGAATAAGATGAGGAAACAAAGAAGAAGCTTATTTGAGCTTATCTTTAATATAAAAAAACAAGAACAAAATACTATACAACCACAATTTAAAATGCTTAATAGCTATGAAGCACAATTTACAACATTAAGCGGAGATACATATGACAGCAAATGCGCTAGACAATGCATAGATAGAATTGCTACACATGCTGCAAAACTAATACCAAGGCATATAAAAGGAAGTATAAGTAACAACATCAAAGGAGATATTAATTATCTATTAAGTGTGCAACCTAACCCTTTAATGGATACTTATAACTTTATTTACAAAACAATTTCAATATTAGAAAATGATAACAATGCTTTTGTTTTTATAGCGAGAGATGAAACAGATTTTATAACAGGATTTTATCCAGTTCTAGCACAAAATTATTTTTTATTTGAAGATGCTGCAGGTAATCTATTTTTAAAATTTAAATTCATTAATGGACAAGAATATTTTTTATTATACACAGACTTAATACATTTAAGAAAATTTTATAATAAGCACGATGTTTTTGGAACAAACAATAAAGTTTTACAAATGGATTTAGAAACAGCGCATACTGCAAATGAAGGAATAAGCAATGCAATAAAGACTACTGCAAATTTAAAAGGAATATTAAAATATAATGCTGTACTAAAACAAAAAGATATAGAAGAAAGTAAGAATGCTTTTGTTAGAGATTTTTTAAATTTAGAAAATGAAAGCGGAATTGCTGCAATGGATTCCAAAGCAGAATTTAAAGAAATAAATATGAAACCAATTACTCTAGACAGTGAGCAATTAAAACAAGTTAATTATAATATTTTTGATTATTATGGAATTTCTGAAAGCATAATAAGAAATGACTATACTTTCGAACAATGGAACGCTTTCTACGAAGGAGTTATAGAACCGCTAGCAATGCAATTGAGCAATGTATTTACTATAAAAATTTTTAATAAAGAAAGTATAAAAAGAGGAAATAAAATAGTATTTACTGCAAATAGATTACAATATGCAAGTTTGACAGATAAAACAAATTTACTAAAAGTTGTAATTCCAGCAGGTGTAATAAAAACAGATGAAATAAGAGAAGTGTTAGACTTTGCACCTTTAGGAGGAGAAGAAGGAGAAAGAATAGTACAATCTCTAAACAATATAGATAAAGAAATAGCTAACGAATATCAAGGAGGAAAAAACAATGGAAAATAAATATTATGGTTTAGCTAATTTAAGAGCTTTAGAAGATGAAAATAAACAAATGATATTAGAAGGTTATGCAATTAAGTTCAATCAACCTACACAGCCAAAATTTAAAGAGTTATATGGATATACAGAGATAATAAGCTCTAGAGCATTAGACGATACAGATTTATCTGATGTACCTCTTAAATATAATCATTCTGATGGAAAAGTTATATTAGCAAGGACAAGAGGAGGAACATTAAATCTTATAAAAGATGAAATAGGACTAAAAATAAGAGCAATTTTAAATAGCAAAATACCTGACCACGTTTCTGTTTATGAAGCAGTAAAAAGCGGCTTAATAGATAAAATGAGTTTTGGATTTTTCGAAGATGAAGAAATGAACTCTTACGATGCAGAAAGTAGAACGATAACAGTTAACAAAATAACAGCATTAACAGACGTATCTGTTGTAGATATTCCTGCATATGATTCTACAGAAGTATATGTAAGAAACTTAAAATCTTTAGAAAATATGGATAAATCTAAAGAATTAGAAATAAGAAAAAGAAAATTAAAAGTTTTACTAAGTTTATAATACCGAAAGAGGCTAGCTGGAGAGCTAGTTTTTTCTGACTGGAGAGGAAGATAGGAGTTTTTATAAAACAGCTGGAGAGCTGTCATTTTTATTTTTAGGAGGAAGTTATGAGTAAAGAAGAAATACTAAAAAGAAAAGAAGAACTAAGACAATTATTAAATGAAGCCAAGACAGAAGAAGAAATAAACGAAATTGAAAAAGAGGCTAAAAAACTAGAAGAAATTGAAGAAGAATCAAAAGAAGATATTACAAAAGAAGAAGAAAGACAATTATTAACCAAAAGTACATTAAATCAATTAAAAAACGACACTATAAATTTAGAAAAAAGAAGCTTAAAAGTTAGAAAGGATGGAGAACCAATGGAAAATGAACAAAAAAGAACACTAGCACAAGTTTTAGAAAGTCCAGAATATAGAACAGCATGGGCTAAAAAATTAATGGGAAGACCAGAAAAAGATTTTACAGAGGAAGAAAAAAGAGCATTAGGAGATGCAATCACAACAACTGATACAGAATTTGTTGCTTCTGCTGCCGAAACACAAGGAATTAATAATGGTGGGCTATTCATCCCAAAATCTGTAAGAAGTGACATTATGGAAATCATAACAGATTCAAGTCCAATTTATAGAGATGTAAGAAAATTAAATGTTGCAGGAAATATCGAATTACCTTATTTAGACGAAGCTGATGATGCTGAATGGTATACAGAACTTAAAGAAACAAAAAATGAAGGACAAAAATATGCTAACTTACAATTAACTGGTTGGGAATTAGCAAAAGATGTTGAAATTACATGGAAATTAGAACAAATGGCAGTAGACAGCTTTATTCCATTTATTGTTGAAGAATTAGCAGCCAAAATGGGAATAGCTTTAGTCAATGCTATTATCTATGGAGATGGAACAAATAAACCAAGAGGAATTACAAAAGACCTAACACCTATAAAAGAAGGAGAAACACCAATTGATAGAATAGTTGCGACATATAAATCTTTGTCAAAAGAGGCTAGAAGAGGAGCAAAAACATATATTTCTACAAATGTTAATATAGATATTTGTGGATACAAAGACAACAATGGAAATTATCCATTTCTACAAGGCCTTGCAACAAATAAATTAACTCCTGTTGAAGTAGACCCATATTTAAAAGATGACGACATAATATCTGGAAATATGAGAAATTATATACTAAATGAAGTTACACCTGTAAGAGTTGATAAAGAATCTAAAATAAAACCAAGAAGAATAGTTTATGGAGGCTATGCAATATATGATGGTGCAGCAAGACCAGATTATTTTGCATATAGCCAAAAAGCAGAATAGGAGGAAACTAAATGGATACTAAAGTAAAGTTCTTAAAACAATTAGCACTAAAAGTAACATCTGCAACTTCAGAAGATGAAGTTGTTGGAGAAACAGTGTGTGAAGTACTAGATTACATAGTAAAGAACTATAAAGAAAGTGCTGCTAGTCAAGGCCCTCAAGGAGATCCAGGCGAAAAAGGAGATCCAGGAACACCTGGTAAAGATGGAAAAAGTGTAACTGCCATTGAATTAACAACAGATGAATCAGGAAAAGTAACAGGAGGAACAGTAACATTTTCTGACGAAAGCACATCTGAGATAACTGTTACACAAACAGGAGTTTAGGAGAAATTAAATGGACAAATTACTAAAACTAGCAAAACAATCTTTAAGTATAATTGAAACTGCAACCGCTAAAGATGAAGAAATAAAAATGTGGATAAATGCAGGAATAGCAGATTTAAAAAGACAAGGAATTAATACAAAAGAAAATGAAAATGATAGTTTAATAGATTCTGCTATTGTTATGTTTGTAAAATCTAATTTTGGTAATGTAGATATAAAGGAAAAAGAATTAGCACAGAGAACATACAATTTGATCTGTGCTAATTTAGGTTTATCTACAGACTATAAGGTGGCTGATAAAGATGCATGATGTTGAATGTATACTATTATCTAAAGAAATTGTGCAAGACGAAATAGGCGTAGAAAAAGAAATAACAAAAGAAACACCTATACCAATTATAAAGCACGAAGATATATATGCTAAAGAATATTATGTAGCTAGTCAATCTGGGTACAAACCAACATTAAGACTAAAAGTAAGTGCTTTAAATTATGAAGGACAGTCAGAACTTAAATATATGGGAATTACTTACACTATTATAAGAGCAACAGAACCTTATGCAGATGAAGTAACTTTAATTTGTGAGAGGAAGAGTAAAAATGTCTAAAAGCATATCTGGAGAGATGTTAAGCAAAGAAATAATGAAAGCATTAGAAGGATATGCAGATGATATATCAGATATTGTAGAAAAAGATGCAAATGAAATTGGTAAAGAAGCAGTAAAAACAATTAAACAAGAATCTCCAAAAGGAGCAACAGGTGAATATGCAAAAAGTTGGAGATTACGTAAAGATAAAAAAGGTAAAAATAGTTATATTGTTAAGCTTTATAACAAAGATCACTATCAACTTACTCATTTATTAGAGTTTGGACATGCTACAGCTGATGGAGGACATACAGAAGCACAGCCACACATAAGACCAGTAGAACAAGAATATAGCAAGAAGTTTGAGGACAAATTAAAACAAGACATAGGAGGCTTAAAATGACATTAGAAGAATTAAAGCAAAGATGTATAGAACAAAGCTTTAAATACGCATATGGAAGATTTAAGAATCTAACACAGCCTCCACATTTAGTAGCAATAACGACAGATACAGACAATTTTATGGCAGATAATAAAGTTTATAAAAAGAGACTGCCAATAAAGTTAGATTATACATATATAGACAAGAATATTGAAGAACAAAACAAAATAGAAGACATTATTTTAGCGGATATTCCGTGGAATAAAACAGAAGAAACTTACTTGAAAGATGAAGGCATCTGGCAAGTAAGTTATTTTTTTGAAATTTAAAATTAGGAGGAATAAAAATGCCAGAAGCAAAAAATAAAGTTAAATTTGGTTTAAGTAATGTACATATAGCAAAAATAACAGAACAAGATGGGCAAATTACATATGGTACACCTATCGCATTACCAGGTGCAGTATCTTTAACTGCAGATCCAGAAGGAGATACAACACCATTTTATGCAGATAATATTAAATATTATATTGCAGTAGCTAATAATGGCTATACAGGAGAATTAGAGATTGCAATGACACCGGAAGAATTTTTAACAGAAATATTAGGACAAGAAAAAGATACAAATGGAGCTTTAATAGAAAGTTCAGACGATATAAATGCAAGATTTGCACTTATGGGAGAAATAGAAGGAGACGTTAAAAAGAGAAGATTTGTATATTTTGATGTTACTGCAGCAAGACCAAGTTCTGAAATGAACACTGTAGAAGAATCTAAAGAACCACAAACAGATACATTGGAATTAACTATGGCAGCAAGAAGCACGGATAATGCGATAAAAGCGGTAATAGAACCAAATGAAACAAATCAAGATGTATATGATACTTTCTTTAAAAAAGTATACGAAAAAAATGCTGTAGCAGGCGTATAGGAGGAAATAAATGCGAAAAATAACAATAGGTGAAAAAGAATATCCTATAGATTGTAATGCATTAACATTTATTAACTACAGAAAAAAATTTAATAGAGGAATATTTGAAGATATTGAAATAATTGAAAATTTTCTAACAGTTCAAACTGTTATGGCCAATCAGTTAAAGAAAGAAAATCCAAATATCACAGAAGCCGAGATAACCGTGAAGTTATCTCGACTAATGTTAAAAACAATTGATAATTATATCGAAGCCGTAACTAGAATAGCATATATATGTTGTTATACAGCTAATGAAAAAATTGGCGAATATGAAGATTGGCTTAGAGATATAAAAAGAATAAAGACAACAGATGATTGGATTGTTGAGGTAACGGAATTTGCCGTCGATTGCTTTTGTTGATGAAGAAACCTTTAAAGAGCTTAGTAAATTAACAAAAAATGAAGAAGCATCAGAATCAAAGTTCCCAGAATATGATTTTTTTGCAACAGCATTAAAAATTGGGTTGACAACAATGGACTTGAAAGAACTTACATACATAGATGTGCTAAAAATTTTAATTTCATTTCTAGAAGATAAGAAAGGAAAAAGTAACGTCAAAAAGGCAACACAATCAGATATAGATAGATTATTAGGCTAGATTTTCTAGTCTTTTTTTATGGGAGAACGAAATGGCAGGAACTATTAAAGGAATTATTGTTGAGATTGGTGGAGATACATCAAAATTACAGAACGCATTAAAAAAAGTAGACACAGCTACATCTAGTTTAAGTAAAGAACTAAGAGGAATAAATTCATTATTAAAGTTAGATCCTAGCAATACAGAACTTTTAGCACAAAAACAAGAAGTATTATCTGAAACAATAGAGACTACCTCAAAAAAATTAGAACAATTAAAAAAAGTACAAGATGAGGTATTAGCTAATCCCAATAATGTGTCTGAAGAAAATTATAGAAATCTTCAAAGAGAAATTATAAATACGGAAAATAAATTAAAGCAATTACAGTCGCAAGCTAGTAAATGGAATGAAGCAGGACAAAAACTAGAGGAATTTGGGAATAAAATTACAAAAATATCTAACAAAATAGATAATGTAGGAAGTAAATTAACAACTTCCTTAACATTACCCGTACTAGCAATAGGAACTGCAGCCATAAGCACAGGAAATGACTTTGAAAAACAAATGTCAAGGGTACAAGCTATAGCAGGAGCAACAAAAGAAGAATTAGAAGAACTTACTAACCAAGCAATTGATTTAGGAGCGTCTACTAGTTTTAGTGCATCAGAAGTAGCATCAGGTATGGAAAATTTAGCTAGTGCAGGTTTTACAACAAATGAAATTATGTCATCAATGCCAGGTTTATTAGATTTGGCAGCATCCAGTGGTGCCGACTTAGCAACAGCTTCTGAAATTGCAGCTAGTGCAATTAGAGGATTCGGACTTGAGGCTAGTGAGTCAGCACATGTAGCAGATGTATTTGCAGAAGCAGCTGCGAGAACAAATGCTCAAACAGAAGATATGGGAGAAGCGATGAAATATGTAGCTCCAGTTGCAAAAACTGTAGGATTATCTATAGAAGAAACAGCTGCTGCTATAGGTATTATGTCAGATGCTGGGGTAAAGGGAGGTCAAGCAGGAACTACATTAAGAGGTGGTCTAACTAGAATAGTAAAACCAACAAAAATGGTTAGAGATGCTATGGCAGAACTAGGAGTAGAGTTTTATGATTCAAACGGTAAAATGAAATCTTTAACTGAAATAATTAAAACATTACAAGAACATACAAAAGGATTAACAGATGAAACAAAAAACCAAGCTCTTGCACAGATATTTGGTACGGAAGCGCTATCTGGAATGTTAGCTCTAGTAAATAGAGGAGCAGATGAATTAGATAATATGACAAAATCTTTTGAAGATGCTGATGGAGCAGCTTCAAAAATGGCAGATACAATGCTAGATAATACTTCTGGTGCAATAGAAGAATTAAAAGGAAGCTTTGAAAGTGCAGGTATTGCAATACAAAAAGAATTAGCACCATATATTAGAGATTTAGCAGATTACATTAGAGATTTAGTTGATAAGTTTAATGATTTATCGGATGAAGAAAAAGAGAACATTATTAAGACAGTAGCACTAGTTGCAGCAATTGGTCCAGCCTTAACTATCATTGGAAAATTAGGAACAGGAATAGGAACTTTAAGTAAAGGAATAGGAAGCTTAAGTAAATTGATAGGAACACTAATTCCTAAAATTACACAAACATCAGGAACAATTTCTACATTATCAGGGATGCTAAGTGGCTTAGGAATAGCAGGAGCTGGAGCAGTAGCTTTTTTTGGAGCAGCAGCAGTTGGAATAGGAGCATATCAGCTTAAACAACATGAAACAATTATCGAAGCAAATAAACTTACTCAAGAAACTATAAAGCAAAAAGATGCGTTTAATTCATTAATAGAAAGTCAAAATCAAAAGCTTGCTATTGATATGCAGCAAATAAGTAAAACTGAAGAGTTATGGCAAGAGTTACAAAAAATAACAGATGAAAATGGTAAAGTTAAGTCAGGATATGAAGAAAGAGCCAAAGTAATTACATCAGCATTATCACAAGCTTTAGGAACAGAAATAAACTTAAATGGAGATGTAGTACAAGGTTATAAGGATATACAAAGTGAAATTGATAATTTAATAAGAAAAAAGAAAGCAGAAGCAATAATGTCAGCACAAGAAGAGGCATATACAGAAGCTTTTTCAGCGAGACAAGATGCTTATAAACAAATATTAGATTTACAAGATCAAATTTCGGAAAAACAAAACAAAATTGCTTTTGCAGATGGTAGAGAGAGAGCAAAATTAACTACAGAAATAGGAGCTTTAACAAAATCTTTACAAGAGCAACAAGATTTAGTTAAGGAATATGATGTTACAATAGCCGATTATGAATATGATCAAAAATTAGCAATGGAAAATACTGCTGATTCTGTAGCTGAATTAATTAATAGGAATGCAATTTCGTATCAATCCGATGTAAATAATCTTCAACAATCAGGACTGGATAAATTAACATATTATACAGAGCAACTTCAAAATTATAAAAATTATAAACAACAAGAAATTGATGCAGGAAACTCAGCAAATGGACAAATGTATCAAGATCAAATCAATGCGAATGAACAACAATTACAGTTAACTGCACAAAGTTTTGCAAGTCAAATAACAAAAGTTCAGGATTTAACACCAGAAATAGTTAAAGCATATGGAGATATAGCTGATTATTCAACAGATGAATTTAATAAAGCAATTAGCAACCTACCTGAAGATGTAGCTAATGAATTAAATTCAATTATATGGACAGTTGATGCTTCGACATTACCTGATTCAACCCAGTCGTTAGGAGATAGAGCTGCTCAAAAATTCAAAGAAAAGTATAGTAGTTCAGATGGAAAGTCGGCATCCGAAGATTATTTAGCTGGAGCAGAACAAGGAATTAACAATAAAAAGTCATCATTTTGGAATATTTTATTTAATATTGGACAAAGAGGAAATAGCAATTTTAGAAAAGGTTTAGGAGATGGCTCTCCATCTGTTTTAGCAAAAAAAGCTTTAATAGATTATTTTGCAGGAGCTGAAATAGGAGCAGATAAATCAGGAAAAGATTTTGTAAAAAGTTTGAATGATTATGGTTCGCTTGCAAATGATGAATTTACAAACGCTTTATCCTATGAGAATATAAATAAAAAACTAAAACAAGGAATTAAAATTCCGAAAAATATAAATGGACTGCAATCAGCATTAACAGCGCAAGTTAAAAAAACAAGTAATGTAAATTATAATATAAATAATATATTTAATGTACAAGAATTAGACAAAGAAAGATTAGAACAATGTTTTAATTATATTGACAGAAAATATAGTGCGAAATTCTAAATATTATGATAAAATCTATTTAATTAGAAGAAAGGGGATTTTATTATGGTATGTCCAAATTGTAAAAAAGTAATTTCAGATGATTCTGAAAGATGTCCAGAATGTTTAGTGAATATTGATGAATTTGAAAAAGAAAGTAGAGTACATAATAGAAGAAAATCAGAGTTTATTTCTATAGCAAAAACTACTATGATAATATTATCATTAATTGTAGCAGTGATAATGTTTATATTAAAAAGTTATGTTGCAGGAATTGTTATAATATTTGCTATAATTCCAGAAGTATTTTTATTATCTATAGTAGAAACAATAATAGACTTATTACAAGAAATAAGTGAAAAATTAGACAAATAAAGTAAAAAAACGGCTTACGAGAATTGATTTTAAGCCGTTTTATTTTTTTGTTAGACTAATTATATGCTTTAAAAATACGATAGAAGAGCAGTTTTGAACTGTTCTTTTTTTATTCTTAACTGGAGGAAAAAATGGTAAGACAATTTAGACTTATAAATGAAAAAGGACAAGAATTTAACTTAATGGATTTATATAATTCCTGTTTTTTATCCGAACCCGATGGATTAGGATATTCTTATAATACTACATATGAACAAGTAGGAAATTCTTTTTTTGAAACTCTTAGAAATGTTCAGCAAGGACAAATAATTGGAACAGCTAATTTTAGCTGCTATGATAATTATAAGAGCTTTGTAGATTATATAGAAAGTTCTGAAAAATTAAGGTTTGGATACAAAATACCGTATAAAAATCTTCCAATTAAAGAATATTTAAAAGATATAAACATTCAAAGCATTGGCAAAGGACAAATGGACACAGATGGAATATTAAAATGTCCAGTTACATTTGACTGTTTGAGTCTATGGTATGAGGAAAATAAAACTATATATTCTACTTCTGCACAAGCTAACGAAATTAGATGGGACTTTGAATGGGATAGCAAGTTTGTTGATTATAACAATAGAACATTAGAATACATTAACCAAGGTCATGTGCCAGCTCCAGTTTTAATTAAAATTAAGGGTCCAGTTGAAAATCCTACACTGACTCTAAAAGTTGAAGGACAAGTATATCAAGAAGTAGTAGTAAATGTAGATTTAAAAGAATATGAAACGTTCGAATATTGTACGCAAGAAAATAATTTCTATATTAGAAAAGAAAATACAGATGGAACTTATACAGACTTATTCGAATTAGACAATATAGATCCATCTAAAAACAATATTATAAAATTTCCTAAAAATAAGTCTTGTGAGTTAGTTATGTCTGCAGATAACGAAATACTAAATGCTGAAGTTAGTGTTTATGCATATTATAAGGTGGTTTAAATATGGCAAGAAGTGTAACAGTTAAATTTAATAATCAATCGTATAATGCAATATATAATGAAACAACTGACGAATATGAAGTAGAGCTAACTGCACCCGAAACTGGTGGAATATATAATGCACAAATTTCTTGTGTAGATGGAGAAACAACAAATACAACAGATATAGATATTAGGATTTTAAAGCAAGAACAAGTTAAAATAATAACAGACGATACATATATGTATATCTTTGATTATAAAGATTTTAGTGTTAAAGATATTGTTGAATTATCTAATTACGAAATTAATATAGACGAAGAAACAAATGCAAATACTACAGTAAATGTATTAAAGAAAACAACAGCAAAAACAGATGACATTGTAATGATAAAAGAAAATGCAGAAATTAAATATTGGGGAATTATCAAAGAAATTCAAAACGAAAATGGATCTAAATTATACCAATACATAATTAAATATATTACTAATATGTTTAATCAAAATGTTGTCTTAAATCAGAATATAGTAACTACAAATGATATTGAAGAAGGCTACTATAGAATACATAGTAAAGTAAATTATAATTTTGTATTTGATGTTTTAAATGCATCATTAGAAGCTGGAGCTAATCTACAAATATATGAGAGCAATAATACAATGGCTCAAAAATTCAAAATATCTAAAAGAGCTGATGGAACATATAAAATAGTTAATATAAATTCTGGTATGGCGGTAAATGTACAAGGCGCAGTATTTGAAAATGGTACCAATTTACAAGTATGGACAGATACAGACAATCAAGCTCAAAAATGGACTTTTACGAAAAGAAATGATAACTCATATTCAATATATTCTGCAGGAACCAATTTAGTGATTGACTTGCAAAACGGGAATATAAATAATGGTGGAAACTTGGGAATATGGGAGTATGTAGAAGGTAGTCAACAAGAATTATGGTTGCTAGAAAAACTAGACGAAGAAATAATACGACATGAAGGAATAGAAGATTATATAGCAGAACAAATTAATAAGAATTTTGTTAATAATGAAGATATATTAATGAATCGAGATTATCTAGAAATAAGAGTAAAAACACATACTAAATTAGATGTATCTGTTTCTACAATAGTAGATGTCCAAAATGATATATATAACTTACATACATTTATGACAAATTGTACTCAAAATTATAATATTACATATAACGTATTTTTAGAAAACAAAAAACTAATAATTGAAATAGAAAACAAAGAAATAAAAAAAGAATTAATCGACGTAAATGCTCAACCAATTTCAAACTATACAGAAGTTTTTGAAACGGATGTAGTATCTAAAGTTGTTGTTATTACTAAAGATGGAAGTAAATATAATCTATATTTAAAAACGGACAGAACGACAACTGAAAATATGTTAGACGAAGACCGAGCTGAAGGCAAAACAGAAGTGGTATATGCAGAAAATATTGAAGATGCAAAGCAAAAAGCTTTAGATACCTTTAAAGGAAATGCATATAATCACAATGTTACATTCGATTATTATAATAAAGAAATTAAACTCGGAACACCGATTACAATTAAAACAAAAGAATCTTTAATTTACGATACATATATTTCTGCAGTTTCTAAACAAAAAGGCAGTAAGTTGTATAAGTATACTTGTGGAAATATAAGAATAGGTTTTATAGATAAACTAAAAAAAGAAAGGAAAAATAGGTAATGTTAAAAGGACATGTTTTTTCGGAGCAGATTTTTGGAAATCAAATATTTGCTCTTTTTATTAATACTTTTTTACATGGCAGAAATGGAGTTAGTAATAATTACAAAGAAGGAATGGCTATAACATATAGTGGAAGTAACGTGCATATTGCTTCTGGGGCTATCTGTATACAGGGAAGATTTCTAGAGGAAGACTCAGGCAAAGATATTGTAGCAGATACAGATAGTCAATATTGCTCTTTAGTTTTAGAAATAAATTTGGATGCTGTTAATACATCGTCTTCATTTTTACAAGCAGATTATAAAATAATAAAAAATGCTAGCAATTATCCTCCATTAACCCAAAACAATATTGTTAAAAATAATGCTGGAATATATCAATACGAATTAGCTAGATTTAGAACTTCTGCAAGTGGTATTACAGACTTTCAAGACAAAAGGACATTTCTAGATTTTGATACAATATGGGATTTTATAGAGCAAGAATGGAATGTTAAACTATCAGAGTTAGAAGAAGAATTAGCAGCAGTAGAAGATGGTAGCGCTTATTTCTTAAATTCTAGATTAAAAATATTTCATAACCAAGCCGATGATTCTCAAGGTAAAGAAGGAGATATCGGCTTGGTTTATTTTGATTAGGAGGCTTAAATGGCTAGAATAACTGGATATGTAACACAACATAATGAAGCTTACGAATATTATATTGAATGGGAAGAGTTTAATATAAATCAACAGGCTAATACTTCTTCTGTAAGAGCTACTTCATATATTAAATGTAATTCTCATAATTCTTGGGCAAATAACAAGACTCAAAAGCTTTGGATTGCAGGAAGAGAATTTAGTAATACATTAAATATAAGTTTAAGTCCAGGGGCAGTTGTACAGCTTGTAAGTGCTACCGTAGATAATATTGCTCATAATTGGGATGGTAGTTTAAGTATAGAAATTGCAGCTTCTGGAGATTTACCAAGTGGTTCTGGATATGGTCCGCTTTGGGGTGAAGCGAAACAAACAGTATGGCTTACACAAATAGCAAGACAAGCTAATTTCACTTCTGTTGACATACAAAATACAACATTGGAACATTTTGATGTTTATTATAATTTAGATAAAACAGTAGATGCAATACAATACAAAGTAAATAATGAATCTTGGCAAAATATTAATCCATATTGGGGCAACTGGAACAAAGAAGCAACTTTTGCAGTACAAGGGTTAAATCCTAATACATATTATTCTATACAATTAAAGGCTACTGTTAATGGAATAGATAGTTATTCTTCTGTATACAATGTAAGAACGTTAGATATTGCTAGATTTACGAGCTTAAATGATTTCTTTTTTGGAGATGTTGTCAATATAACTAAGACTAATGAATCGAATTGGTGGAACTTTTTAACTATTAAAGTTGGAGAAAATGTAATAGTAGAAAGACGAGCATTAGAAGGAAATAATTTAGTTTTTACTTTTACACAAGATGATTTAGATAAACTATACAAAGCTCTAACAAGTTTTAACAAAACAACCGTAGAATTTATATTAATAACATATAATGAATATCAAGAGTGGACAAACTCGAAAAAGGTGCAATGTACTTTTAATGGAAATCAAAAAACAGCCCATTATTATACACAAGATCAAACAAGGAAAAGAGCAAAAGTAATATATTACATAGCTGATGAAACACCTAAAAAGGCAGTATTTGTTATTAAAAAAGAAGGAAAATGGAGGAAGTGCATTTAATGGAAGAGAGAGAGATCTTTTTTAAACAAATAAATATAGAGCCTTCTAAAGTTTATACAAATTCTAAATTTAAGTTAAAAATAAAACTAGAAGACAATTCAATATCAAAATTGTTAACAGAAGACAACTGTGTATTAAAAACGGAAAATAACGGAAAAATTGTAGAGGTGTAAAAATGCTAATTATAGATGAAACAATTTATTTGGAGCGAAAAACAACTGGAATATTAAGCTTAATAATAGACGACTATATTCTAAGAGTTGGAGATACAGTGGTATTGGCAGTTAAAAAGAATGATGAAGAAACAGAAGAATTAATAAGAAAAGAAATAAAAGTAGACATGCAAACTAATACAGTGGAAATAAAAATAAACCCAGAAGACACAGAACAGCTAGAACCTAGCTGTTATTTTTATGGAATAACATTAAAAATGGCTAATGGAGATGTATTCCCAATAATTAAAACTAACAAATTCATTGTGGAAAGGGTGATACCAAATGTGTGACGAAAAATGCTCTTTGCACGCAAGGATAGAATCGAAAATAAATATAAATGGAAAATTAGGATTTGGTACAGAGAATATTGGTGGTACTACTAATTATAACAACTTAGAGAACAAACCAAAAATAAACAACATTGAGCTTAAAGAAAATAAATCTAGTAAAGATTTAAAATTGCAAGACGAAATGGAAGAATTTACTAATATAGAATTAGAATCTATATTTTCAGATTTATAGGAGGAGTAAAAAATGGCTGATAAAAAGAAATATATTGGCGAAAATGCCTTAACTTATATAAAAACACTATTAAAGAATAAACTTGCAAACAAAGTAGATAAAGAACATAAAACTGGAAGTGAAACAGACTACAAAGTGTTATCTGACAACAACTTAACAGATGAACTAAAACAAAAGATTTTAAACGCAGGAGACAGCTCCTTTAGTGGGCAATTTGCTGACTTGACGGGAAAACCTACTACTTTAGCTGGATATGGCATAACAGATGCAAAAATAGAAGGAAAGACAGTAACGTTAGGAGCTGAAACAGTAACCGTTCCAACAAACAACAACCAATTAGAAAATGGAGCAGGATATCAAACTTCTAGCGAAGTACAAAGTGCTATAAATTCTGCGACAACTGATATGGCTACTAAAACCTATGTAGCACAACAACTAGCAAATATTAATAAAAAACAAATAGTAACAAGTACAGAAGAAATGACAGATGCAAATATAATTTATTTAATGTCAAATAATGGAGAAGAAGACAATATTTATGATGAATATCTTGTAATAAACGGAAAACCAGAAAAGGTAGGAACTACAGCTGTTGACTTAACAAACTATTTAAAAGAAGATGATCTTGTTGAAATAGAAAATTCTAGAATAGACGAAATATTTGCAGACCTTTAAAAGGTGGTGTTAAATATGGCAGATAAAAAAGAATATTTAGGAGAAAATGGAATAAAGCGAATCGGACAAAAAGTATTTGAAAAAGCAATTAAATCTACAGAAATACGAGAAATAAAAATAGTTACAGAATATCCAGAAATTGAAGAGCCTAATGTGTTATATATGAAGGTGGTTGAATGAGAATTTCAGATATGAAAGTGAATGGAAAAACCGTTCAAGAAGCTAAATTAAATAATAAAATTGTATATAGAAAAGAAACAAGTGTTAAGAATATAATATATAATGCAGATTTTCGTTTTGGAACTGATGGATTTAAAAAATTTGTAAATATGGTTGTACAGCAAGAAATAGAAGATGGATTTGTTGCTTGGGTTAAATTAGATAATACAAATGCTAGAACTTCTATGATTGTTCAATTAACAGAAGATTTAATTGCAGGGCATAGATATTATGGACGTGTAACATTTAGAGGAAGCGAAGATACAATGTATCAATGGCAACAGCAACTTAACTCTCCTAATCTTACACAATCTTATGGAGAAAATAGTCCAAACGAAGTAACTATATCTACAATATTTGCAGAAATAACAACACAATACAGATTATTTTATAATATGACTGCTACATTTGCAAATGCAGAAAGTAAAGCATATGTTAAAGATGCAATGTTAATAGATGTAACAGATATGCTAAATAGTGGATTAACGGAAGAACAAGTTAAATCTCAATTGGATGCAATGCCATTTTTTGCAGATACTACACCTCCAGAATATGTACAAATTCAAGTATATAATAAAAATAATACATCAAGTACAACAATTACAAATGGAGAAACAGTTAGGATATTGGCAACATTTAATACAGAATTAGGAACTTTACCGACCTTATCTATTGGAAAACAAAAAATACTAATGAAAGCAACTTCAGATGGAAAAGGCGGAATTATATATCAAGCAGATATAACAATAGCTAGTGATAATATTATGGAAGAAGGAGTATTGAAGTTCACAATTAGTGGTTACACAGACAAAAATGGAAATGAGGGAGAGAAAGTAACAGAAGCTAATGCGAGAAATTCATTAACATATTATGTATAAGATATTAAGAATTATAAAAAGAACATTGATAAGCTTAATGCTATTAATGTTCTTTAATTTGTTTATATAAAATAGGAGAAAATATGGGAGATACAATAATTGTTGCAATTATTACAGTTGTAGGAACAATTGCAAATACATTGATAAGTAAGAAAACTAATAAAAAAATAGAAAACATAAATGATATAAATAATAAACTTGATTTTATGCGAAAAGAAAGTAAGGAAGATATGTTAAAGCATACAATAGATGCAGATAAAACATATCTAATTAATTTCTTAAGTGACCTAGAGAATGGAGTACCAAAGACAGAAGTACAAATTAAACGTACATATGAAATATACGAAAGATATGTAAAAAATGGTGGAAATTCATATGTGCATGATAAATGGGAAGAAGTAAAAAAATTAGGATTATTATAGAAGGGAGGAATTGAGATGACAGTAGAGATGTTTTTAGCTTTATTACTTGGCTTTTCTATATTAGCAAGTTTAGTAACAGAAGCAATAAAGAAGTTATTTAGTGCAGATGGAAATACAACAGCTTTTGTAGTAGCAATAGTAATAGGTTTAGTAGGAACATTATTATATTATCAGTTAGGAAGCATAGATTTTTCAACTAACAATGTAATCTATGCTGTTTTAATTGGTTTAGCATCTAGTTTAGTAAGTCAATTGGGTTACGATAAAGTAAAAGAAGCTATACAAAAATTTATAGTATAGGAGGTCGAAAATGAAAAATAAAAAGTATAAGATTTTTGTAGTAATAGTTATAGTTATAATATTATGCTTAGGTGTTTACTTTGGTTTGTCGACAAGAACAGAAATAACAGAAACAACACAAGGAAATACAGCAGAAAATAATGTACAAACATATGAGATGACTAATGAGGATATAGAAGCATTAAGTACAACAGAAATAACAGAGCAAACAGAAGCAGAAGAAGAAGAAATAGGAAAAGAACAAGAAGTAGAAAATGAAGAATTTGAACTACAAGGACAGATTGCATACGAAGGTTCTAGTCAATACCCTCAAGTAAGTCTAGGTAGTTATTCTGGTCTAACTTATTATTCACAGATAGATTCAAGATGGAAAAATCATATGTATAGTTCTGTTTCAGATAGTTCTCAAACAATTGGAACATCAGGTTGTGGTCCAACTTCTGCAGCTATGGTGGTAACAGCTATAAAAGGAACAATTACTCCACCTGAAATGGCTGACTTATTCGTAAATAATGGATATAGAAGTGCATCAAATGGTACATATTTATCTGCTTTTCGTTGGGTAGCTGATGTTTTTGATATTGGATATCAAGAAACATACAACTTAGATATGGCTGTAAATTTATTAAAAGATAATAACTATTTAATAGTATCTGTAGGAAACGGACTATTTACAACAGGTGGACATCTTATGGTTATTACTGGTATAGAAGGAGATACATTAAAGATTTATGATCCATATCTTTATTCTGGAAAATTTGAAACTTCTACTAGAAGAGGAAAAGTAACTGTAAGTGGAAATACTGTTTATTGTTCTGTAGATAATTTTAGAAGATATGCAAACTATACAAGATTTTTTGCATATAAACATAATGGAAATGTAGAAGAAAATACGGGAAATGTAATAACATCTAATTATACTAGATATGTAAAAACTAGCACAGGTGTGGGAGTAAATGTAAGAAATGCTCCAAATGGAAGTAAAATAAGTGCCTTATCAGATGGAACATCTGTAACAGTATACGAAACATCTGGAAACTGGTCTAGAATAGGAACAAATAGATGGGTATCTTCTGATTATTTAGTATCTACATATACAAATTCAAATGTTTATAATACAATAGGACAAACAAGAAAGACAAAAGCTTGTTATTTATATAGTAAAAGTAATTTATCTGGAACCAAATATACTTACAAAGCAAATACAACAGTAACTATATTAGAGAATATATCTTCTAATGTGGATAAAGTAAGAGTGAACTCAACGGGAAGAATTGCATATATAAATATTTCTAATTATACAAGTTCTAGTTCTACAGCTACAAACAATACTGTAGGGCAGTATAAAAGATTAAAAGCAAAAACATATTTATATTCAAAATCAAATTTAACAGGAACTAAATATACATATTTATCACTAACACAAGTAAAGATAATAAAAAATGTATCTTCTAGTGTAGACTATGTTTATGTAGTTAAAACTGGTAGATATGCTTATATTAAAAATAATGTTTATAAATAAACAAAAGAATAGGCAGTAGATTAATTTTATTGCCTATTTTTTGTTCTGAAAATTGTTGTAAATTGACATAAATAGACAAAAATGTTAAAATAATAATAAATTCTACAAAAAAATTATAAAAATACTTTACTTTTGGTAGAATTTTGTATATAAACTTTATAAGAAATAATACCAAATTCTACAAAAAACTACAATTAAATTTTATATAATATACTATATATTTAATTTGATTGTGAGGGAAGAATATGGAACATAGAAAGGAGGCACCTAATATGGAAAATGTACTAGCTAGTTTAGAATATGTTGCAGATGCTTGTAATGAAAAGGATTATAACCAAAAACCTAATTTTGCAGATATAGTTATTTTATATTTAAAAATTAAAACTTTAGTAAAAACTGATAAATCAAAAGAGATATTAAAGAAATATATTATTAACAAAAATGGTAGAAGCTATATTAAAGGTACAAGATTAACAGCTGATGATATAGTTAGAGTATGGGATTTCAATCAAGGTGCTGGAACTAAAGAAATTATGAAAGAGTATCCTTCTTTAAATGATAAAGAACAAGTTATTGCAGCATTAATAGCATATGCTAAGAAAAATTGCAAATTGAGGAAATTATTATTAGCATTGTTATGAGATTTTTATTAGATGAAAATATACCCAATACCTATAAAGCAAAACTTGAAGAAAAAGGATATTCAGATATAAAAAGAATAAATGACTTTAATAAAGGAATTTCAGATTATGAAGTCTTTCAAATTGCATTACAAGAGAAAAGAACGATATTAACTATAGATAGAGATTTTTTTGCATATAAGAAAAAGGAGAATTATGGTATAATATCAATAAGTGGTAAATTATTGAATCCAATAGAAAAAATGTATATTGTTTTACAAAGAATAAAAAAGGATGAAACATTGCCAAATGATTTTATGAATATGTTTATCAGAATTACAAATCAAAATTTTGCCATAACATATAAAAAGAAAAATAAATATAAAAAAGTAAAACGTGAATATAAAAAAGGTAATTAGACTAGATTCTAATTACCTTTTTATTTTAGTCAATAGATTTAAAATTAGGCTGTTTTCCAAAACTAAATTTATATAATTCTAATAATCGGTTAAACATACTTTTCTGAATTTCTACTTGTTTTGTTTGTTTTTCTATTTTTTCTTCTAGTATTTTCGATTCATTGTCCTTTTGTAATTTAATATTTTTTATTTCTTCAAGATCAAAATATTTAAATGGTGTTGAAAAAAGTTCCATTTCAATTTCTATTTCCTTCAAGTTATTTTTTAACTCAATAAGTTTATTATTTTCTTCTTCATAGTTATTTTTATATTTCATTAAAAGATTTTTAAATATTTCTTCTGAATACATAGGTCACACCTCCTTTAAATCAATTTATAACTAAGTAATTATTATATATATTTTTTTCTATAAGTCAATAAAATTTTAATTCATTCGACAAATTTTTTACGACAAAGTAAACATAAAATGTTATACTATCTATAAGGAGATGATATATATGAATATGAAAAGTGAATATCAAAAATCTCTACTAATGATAAAAAGATTAAATATAAAAAACAAAAAAGAATATAAGAGTCTAGTCAGAAATTATCTAATTTTAAATTTAGAAAGTTTAAGGTTCATAAGTCAAACCAAAAGTTTTAGAAAAATTAGAAAGTTGGCAAATAATATATAATAAAGAAGAGACAGTAGATTAATTTCTATTGCCTCTTTTTTGCGTTTCTTCTATATATTTATTTACAAATTCTTTAAGAACACGTGAAGGCAAAGTATTATTTAATTCACAACATTTTCTAAATTCTTC